ATAAACACGGTTGGATGAAATTACCCGTATGCCCATTCTGTCATAGGGAACATAAGATGGGAATTAATCTTTCTATGTACCGTACTAATTGTTTTAGATGCAATTATCATATGAATCCTGCTCAACTAGTAATGGATGTTGAAGGATTTGATACTTATGCCGAACTTTTAAAATTTCTAGATAATGGAAACTTTACAGACAAAGCTTTCTCAGAAGAGAAGATTGAATTATATGATGCTAAGCCCGTCTATCTTCCAGATGGGTTTAAACTCATTAATCAAGGAACATCACAAGTTGCAAGAAGCATTAGAAGTTACATGTCGAGCCGTGGGTTCACTATCGAAGAATTATCAAAACATGGTATCGGATATGTTGCCACTGAGGGACCTTTTTTTGGGTACCTCATCATACCATATTATTATAAGGGCACGCTCAGGTATTACAATGCGAGAAATGTTATTGGACAGGGCCCAAGATACAATAATCCAAATAAAGATATTACGGGACTTGGAAAGGAATTCATTATCTTCAATCAAGATGCCCTCGACATGTATAGTTCGATATTTATCTGTGAGGGAGCAATCAATGCACTTACTATGGGAGACAGGGCTATTGCCACCATGGGTAAGGCGGTATCAAGATATCAATTGAATGGGCTAATAAAATCCCCTTGTCAACGGTATATAATCCTGTTGGATTTTGATGCTCAAAAGTATGCTATAGATTTAGCTTTAAAACTTATACTTTATAAGAAAGTAAAAGTAGTTTTCTTTGAAGACTCTCGGGATGTAAATGATTTAGGTAAAAAAGCAGTTCTTAGAAAAGTATATAGAACTAGATACACTACGTATCAAGAACTTATTAAACTTAAAAATTTGCTATGATGGAAGATAATGTACCTGGTTTCCCAGGGTATCATGTAACTAGGAGTGGTAATGTATATTCTAGGAGGGTAGAGAGATCTCCTAATAAATTTAGAGATTGGCATTTATTAAAAACTACCCTAAAGAGAAATGGGAGAGTTAAAGTTGTTTTATATAGGAGTAGTAAAAGTTACACTCTAAGCCTTAGTAGATTGGTAGCTTTAATACATGTATATAACCCTAATCCATCTATGTTTAATGAAGTAATGCACATAGATAATAACCCTTTAAATAATCATTATAAAAATCTACAATGGGGAACTCATTCCATGAATATGCAACAAATGATATTTGAACAACGCAGAAGATCTTTTAAGACTACTCAAAACCCCAATTGGCAAAAATTTAAGATATCTCTAAGAAAGAAAAGGAGATTGGATAGGTTGATAAAATTAGGGAGAAGTAGGATTTATATAGGTAAGCGGTTAAAAGTATCTCGTAAAACCATCCATAACTCACTTCATAGAGGGTAGTTATCAGAAACTCCCTGGATTGAGGATTTCATATTATAATATACAAACTTAAATTAAAAGATATGAAACCATTATTAGAAGCTATAAGAGCCAAATATTTATGCCTTCATGATTGGGAGGTAGTACATAAAACTGAATATGTAACTTATTGGGAAATCTTATTAAAGTGTAAGAAGTGCGGTAAACTTAGAAAGAAAAGAGTATGAGAGACCCTTCTATTCATATCACAAAGCATCAATTCGAAAAGATCCTATCTCAGTTAGAGGTATATAATTTTCCGATTGATGCTTTCTTTGTTATTGCACGAAAAGAAGCAATAAATACTAGAGTTGTAGTTGTTACAAACAATAAGACAACTAAGAAAGTTTCTAACATTTTACTAGCATCTAAGGGAGATGCTGCTTTAGTTGCTGATATTATATATGCAACTCGTATAAAACTAAAACATAGAGGAGTTAGAAAGATAAGAGAAACAGAACCAAGAAATTGGGCAGTATGTAAAAAGATAGCAGAACTTTGCAATCAATTCTGTGAAGATTTTCAATTAGATACCCGGGAGGGTTTTATTAAATATATCGAACTAGGTATCAAGAAGATGGACGGTAATTATAATAACCTCCTAAACAGATTATCTTCTATGTCAGAAAAGATTTCAGATTTATATTCTGCTACATTGGAAATGGAAGATGATTCTGGTAATGCTAAAGCTATCCATGATTACTTTATAAAGAGAGTAGCTGATGTTACTGGCATATATGAATCATTCGTTAATCAGCCAGATAAATATATACACTTTGTAAGGTTAGATAAATTTCTATCAGAGAAAGGGTGGGACCCAATTCAATTCATAGATGCTCAATTTGAATCCCTTGCTTGGTGTAATGGTTTACCTGAACCAAGTCAGATGTATAATGACAAGGCTATAGAAAGGTATAATAAATACTTATTTAAACATAAAAATCAATCCTCATCGGAAGCTCCTAAAATAGAAGGAAGTCTCTGGTCAAAAATTAATCAATCATGAAAGCTTTTAAAAATCGTTTAGAAGAGATGGCAGAAGCCACAGTAAATGCTTTGGATTATTCCGATAGCAAAGTAGAATACCCAGATATTTCTATAGTTCAGAAATGGCCTAAGGAAATAATATTACCCTTGTATGATTTATACAAAAATACTCGGTATTCAGAATTAACTTCAATCCTTATGTATACTCAGCATCAGGCTAGGTTTGAAGAAATAGGAGAATTGATGCTTGGTATCGGATTAGTAGAGATGGTACATTATGATAAGCTGGGAGACTTCTTATTAAAAGCTTCTGATGTAATGGACACCGATATACCAGGAAATAATCAGTTAACTGTACATCCAATAATAGATCTTGGTACTTCGGCAGAATCTGCTTTAAAATTATCATTACAAGCAGAAAAAGAAACTCTAGAAGAATATTATAAAGTATTCGATTCTCTGAATAAAAAAGAAGAGTATATAAAGAGAAGTGATTATATTCCAGTTACCTATCTTATCCAGAAATTCATTGCTGATGAAGAATATCACATTTCTCTTTTAAAGAAAGCTCTGAAAGAATATGAAGATTCTGGTGACGAACCTAAGAAATGTAAATCAGTAACAGTAATCATATGAAAATCATAATTCGTAATTGTAACGTTGCAGAATTAGATATACCTCTAAAATATGCAACTAAGTTATATAACGAATTTGCTATCAGACACCCCAATGCCTTTTACCTCCGTACTAGGCAACGGGGTATGCAAAACTGGGATGGCAAAATAAAGTATATAACCAAGACTGGTCAATTTAAGATAGGCTTACTTCCTTCAGTATATAAAAGATGTATTGAACTTGGAATTAAGCCTATCATAGTAGATATGAGACAATCTTTACCTAAAGTCAGTAAAGTTGTAACTCAGATAGGTAAGTATAAATTAAGACCCGAACAAGAGAAAGCTGTTAAGGCAATCTTATCTAATAAACTAGGTGAAACACCTTTTCAGATTGGGGTATTAGATTATACAGTAAATGCAGGTAAAACTCTGATTATGTCTGCCTTATATTTATCATATAAGAAGCAATTAAAGACTTTGCTTATAACTAATGACTCCGATTGGTTAAATCAAGCTAGAGATGAATTTAAGCAATATCTACCGGGAGAAGATATTACCTTTGTTCAGGGTAAAGTTTTAAACTGGAGTAATTTTACTATTGGTATGGTTCAATCTATTTCTCGGAATATGAAATATTATCAGAATGAACTTGCTAAGATTGATATGGTATTAATCGATGAAGCTGACCAAGGAGGTAGTAAGCAATATCAGAATGTGATCACTAGGTTATTTAATACCCGAGTTAGAATCGGATTATCTGGTACCATTTATATGAGTAAGCTTGCCAAGGATAAAGTTAAGAATATGAATTTACGTTGTTTCTTTGGCGATGTAATAGCAGAGTTTAAACTTAAGGACTCGATTAAGAAAGGGTATTCAACAAAGACAATTGTAAAAACAGTAGAAGGTAAACCTTGGTTTGGTAATTGGGAATCAGATTGTATGGCCTATAATGAAATATATGATGATTCCATTACCAATAATAAGATTGCCTGGACCATGGCATTAGATAGGTTGAAATGGAACCTTAATCAAGGTAGATATCCTGCTCTCGTAGTATGTAAGCATATTGCACATTGTGAAAATCTATATAAATTCTTTAAAGAAAGACTAGATAATACCCATAATATTGCTTATGTGCATGTTAATACTCCTACTAAATTAAGACAACAGATAATGAAGGATTTTAGGGAGGGTAAAATAGATATCCTTGTATCAACTACAATTATTGCTCGAGGTAAAAACTTTCCTAAGCTCAGATATCTGTTGAATACTGCCAGTATGGATTCTCAAGAAAAATCAATTCAGTTCTTAGGACGATTGGTAAGAAAGGATGAATCCAAATCCAAAGTTTACCTAGATGATTTACATTATCCTGGGAATTATTTAAGTAGGCATGGGAATCATAGAAGAAAGTATTATCAAGATCAAGGACTTAAAGTTATCCGGTTAAGTAAGCTCTGGGATAAGTACCCTAGACATAAGCCTTTTCAAGGATAATAATTTCTGACTATGAGTATATACTTTTTCTCCGTAGGAGGAAAGGTATATTACATGTTACGTTAAGAGGCATTAACCATTAATAATCATAAACAATGAAGATTCTACAAAAAATCAAATCATTATTCATGGGTGAAAGGATAATACCAGAACATATATTCAATGGTATAAGGATAGAATATATATCTCCTATCAAAAAATCCAGAAATAAGATCGATGAGTTTAAATATTATTTCATGATTCATTTCCAATCTGGATTAGTAATCACTGTTCAAACGTATACTCATCGGATAAATATACCACCCATACTTCTGTCTATCAGGGAACTATTTATAAATGGTATAGGACATTCATATATCACTCTGTATTCAGATGAACTATCGGATGTTCAGATCATAAGAGATTATCATAAAGAATTTTAAACTAGGATTATGGCAAAGAAGAAACAAACTTTACCTGATATCAAGAATCAGGATCCCTTAGAACCTATTAATATTGCAGAACTGGGTTCTAATTCAGATCCTTGTTTTGGTATTGGTTATGACTTATCAACTAAAGAATGTAAACTATGCGGAGACTCAGAATTATGTGCATTCAAAATGTCACAGAATATGAATATCACAAGGAAAGAGCTAGAACAGAAGAATCAATACAAGGATTTGGATGTATTAGAAGACACGGTTGGAATCAAGAAATACATCCGAGGCTTGATTCGGAAAGGGAAAGAAAGAAAAGAAGTTATTACCAAAACCGTTGAGAAATTCGAAGTACCAAGAAAACGTATTAGAGAACTTTATAAAGAATGCAAAAAATAGAAATGATATGGGCTATGTTCAAGGTATACCTTAACAACCCAAATTACTATGTGAAACAAGAGGATATACTTGCTAATGTATGCGGCAATGGAAGCAGAGATGTAAGGAGGATGATGAACTCTCTTGGTATTCACAAGGGAGATCCCTCAACATTAACTTATGGTCAACTTTTAAAACAATGTAATATAATATGAACAAATTCAGATTTATCAAAGTAAGAGACGTAAAATCTCCCTCAAGAGGAAACGAAGGAGATGCCGGTTTAGATTTCTATATTCCTGAAGACTTAACTCTACAGGATTTAGTAAAGGCTAATTCTCAATTAATGTTCCATTCTGAAACACCAGAACCAGGTAAAGTAAGCCTTGGATATAATCTAAATAACCAAGTACAATTCATTTACATCTTCCCATTCACCCGGATACTAATACCCTCAGGTATCAAAGGTTTATTAGAACCAAGAGATTCTATGTTGATGGCAGCAAACAAATCTGGTATATCAACTAAGCAGGGACTTATATATACTGCTGAGATAGTAGATTCTCCATATACCGGAGAAATTCATATAGGTGTATATAATACTTCTCATGAGATTCAAGTAATAGAAGCTGGAACCAAGTTAGTACAGTTTATTCATGTACCCATTTATCTTACAGAACCAGAAGAAGTAATCAAGGAAGAATTTGATGAAGATGCTCAGTATTGGGGAACAAGAGGTAATAACGGATTCGGATCAACCAATTAATAATAATATATGGCAACTTTAGATGAACTAGCGAATAGAATATCGGTATTAGAGAATCGATACTCAACTTTAAACAGTGTAGTGAACGGACATACTACCGAGATACATAATCTTGATACTAGATTAGATACTGCAGAATCTAAATTGAATAATCATGAGGAACGGCTTAAAACTCTAGAAGTTAAAGTAGAAGATCACGAAAGAAGACTACAACTGATAGAGAATTCTCATATAAAGTATACAGTATCAAGAAAGGTAAAATATCCCAAGAAAGCAGATCAGGGATTCTATTTGTATCTTCCTGAAGACCTTACGATTGATATTCTCATGGAATACAATAACGGAGTAATCAAACAGAAATGGAACTGGTTGAATAGAATCTTTAATCCTCAGGGATTTGGTAAAGTATCTTTCGACTTAGATAGAAACAGTGAAGGACACATTAAAACCATCGTTCTTGGTCAGAACACAAGGTTATTAATACCAACTGGTATTCATATTGAAGAATTCACTCCAGTTAAATCCGTACTGAAAGCTGCAAATGAAGAAACTAATTCCATCAACAGTGGGTTAGTATACGGTATAGAAGTACTTGGTCAAGTTCCAGGAGATGAAGTAGTGGTAAGTGTATTCAACCCAACTTCTGAGATTATTGGAATCGAAGCTGGAAGTGTATTAGTTCAAGTATTACATTTATTCTCTTATCATACAGTACCAGAAAAAGAATAGTTACTATGGATATTTCTAATCTGAAAGAAAAAGCCCCTGAAATCAAACAGGGGCTTGAACTTGAGAATATGTATGAGATTGGCTATCGTCAATTAGACTGTTATAAACCCTTAGAAAGGTTACCAGAATATCCCATGGATATTAACAGTACTAAAAATCAATCTCTTATGAAAACCATTATATCTCAAGTAGTAGAGGAGTTAATGGAGGGTTATGAATCTACTTCTAATATAAATGATATTCTAGAAAACAAGGGATGGAATACCAATTTATATACCGACATAGAAGAGATTCAGATAATCAACAATCTACAGAATGCTAATGAAGAACAAGCAGATGCAATAGGATTCTTCTTATCAGCTCTGATATATGCTAATATATTGCCAGAGGATATCTATAGTTGGGCAAACAAAGAACTGACTAAAGGGCAAAAGGCAGTAGAAAACTTAGAAGATGTAATGGCATTCGGCATTCATATGATTTTAGAGATAGATGCCATTAGTAGTATATTCAAAAATTTCAAGCTAATATCCGAAACAATTGAGGATAAAACTTCCGAGTATATAAAGGGATTCAAGGAAATGAGTCCAAATTTGCATACTGATGAGAAAAATATTTTGTTTCAGATAGTGTATGTTTTGAATCTTGCTAGAAATACTCTTAAGAATCGTACATGGAAACAGTCACCAGTAATAACTAAAGAACTAGAATTCCAGGATAGGCTGGTAGAGGCATTCTATTATTATATGGGATTCCTATCAATAATGGGATTTACTCCATTGGGTATATACGAGCTGTATTTCAAGAAAGAACGGTTGAATGAATGGAGAATTACTAGCCAATATTAGGTTAATATACTCGACAGCTTATATAAGTACTATGGTATATAAACTAATTATTAAAATATGAAAGGGAATATACCAAATCATCCAAACTACCATATTACTAAAGATGGTAGATTATTCTCTAATAAAAGTGGAGAATGGATAGAGAGAAAAGGTCAAGTTTATAGAGGCTGTCCTAGTTTTTATTTTGAAGGTAAATGGCATAGATCTAGTAGATTAGTAGCTATGGTTTATATACCTAACCCCAATAATTACCCTATAGTAATGCACAAGGATAATAACAGAATGAATAATCATGTTAGTAACTTGATGTGGGGAACTTATTCCATGAATAATCTTCAATGTAGTAGAGAGGGTAGAGGTAAACAGTATAGGCAAATTGGTAAACTTAATCCTATGTATGGTAAAGTAAGCCCAATGAGGGGTGTAACTGGAAAATTACACCCTGCCTACGGTAAGCCTTCTTGGATAAAGGGTAAACATCAATCGGAATCTACTAAACTAAAAATAAGCCTATCATTAAAGGCTTTAAATAAAACAAAGATAACTCAAAGAAAAAGAAGGAGGATTATGAGATTAAGATCTAAAGGTAAATCTCAGGTTTATATAGCTAATAGGCTAAATTTACATCAAACCACCATTAGTAAAATATTACAAGATAAGTTATAAAGAAAGGAGGTATTTGTGTCAGGTTGGAATAAAAAATTAAATGGCTTAGAGCTTAATACAGAAGAGCAAATCCATTCATTAGAATTTGCTACTTCACAAGAAGCATGGGAAAAGTTAAATGAAGGATTTCTAAGACTAGAACCATCTTTATTTGCAAAAGGTGCTACCGCAAACAGTGGAGTAGCTGTGGTATATAACGTATTTATAAAAATACGTAAAGCTTGGGTAGATCCAGACTTTGATTATGGTAGATGTTTCAATTATAAAGAGACTAAGTGGACAAGCTTACTGAACAATTACATTGATTTCAATAAGCTTGATTTATTGCGTAGTAAGCTGAGAGTACTAAAAACCAAGTATAATCAGAATTACAACGTTACTTATATGTTTAATAATCATCATGATAACGGTAAACAATGTTTAATTGCTGCTACATTCTCCAAACGATTTGGGGAAGACATACCTGTTATTACAATGGTAATCAGGGCATCCGAGATAACAAAAAGGTTAATCTTCGACTTCTTACTAATACAACGAATGGCGGAATATGTGTACGGACCAGAACAATCAGTACAAATCAATTTATTTGCCACTCAAATGTATGGGAATGTAGAAACACTTCTGATGTATCATACTCATAAACCTTTGAAGAAGGTATTAAAGGGAACTGATAAGGAAAATTCTTGGATAAAGAGGTTGAATGAGGTATTTGATAAATTTCAAAACGGTAAAGAGAAAGATTTCTCTAGTTTTAAGGTATTCTTTAGAAGTTTTAAAGTGCTTCGACCAGATTTATATAAGGAAACATATAAATCTATGAAAGCAAAGGAATTACTTCTTGAATATGAAGATATCGAATATCCCGAGAATGTAATCTCTTACTCTCAACGTAAAGCATATAAGAAGAAACTTTTAAAACAGAAGAAATGAGAATTTATAGCAGTAGTTATGAGTTAATGTCTGAAATGGGCAGAGAACTCAACAGTTATGGTCAAACTGTAAAACCAAAGACTTACCAGAATAAGAATATTGAAGGTAATGAAGATTTTGTAACTAAAGAGATCATTTGCCAACAATATTGCTTAACTTCTTTGCAAGATCCAACGTGGTTATTCTTCTATTCAAGGTCTAGGGAATGGGCAGATGCTGAGTTCCAAGAAAGGATTGATACCTCTGATATAATTAATCCAGGTAAAGCTTGGGAATTAAGAAAAGATTTATGGGAACAGTTCTTGGTAAATGGTAAATTTGATTATACCTATAATGAAAGAATCATCCATGTTATTAAACCATTGATAAGATTACTGAAGGACGATAATGACACTCGTAAAGCAGTATTACCAATATTCAATGGTGATATGGACGGATTAGATACCGATTGGTATGATGGTAGTAGACGTATACCCTGCTCTATGTATTATGACTTCCTTATCCGTCAGAATGGTAAAGGAGAAAAGGTATTACACATTTGCTATCACCAAAGAAGTTCGGACTTTGTTACTCACTTTGGTAATGATGTATACCTTGCATGGAGACTAATGGAATATGTAGCTAAAGAGGTTGGAGTAAAACCAGGTTATTTGTATCACACCATAGACTCATTACATACTTATCAAAAAGACTGGGATAAGTTAGCCAGTTCTCTAAGAGTATTTGAGGATACTATCATATAATACATGCTTTATTTCTATTTTGTTTTGATGTCATTTTCGCAAAATGATTTAAAGTAACTCATATCAGGTTTAAGGAAGTAGGTCTGGGAAGATATACTTCCTTATTTTATTTAAAAAACTTCTAGTATGGAAACGAAATATAAGATTATAACCAATAAACAAGAGCTAAAGAAACTTATCCAATGCTGTAAGCAAACAGGTTATGCTTCTGTAGACTTCGAAACAAATGCAGAACCTCTTTATAACAAAAGTTTTAAACCTACCATACTATCAGTTACTTTTCAACCAGGTTTTGGATGTTCTATACCACTAGATCATTTTGAAACTAAAAAGTATACTTCTAAGGGATGGAACTGGAAAAAGATGCTTCGTAAATTTGGTGAAGAAGTAATTGAAAATCCAAATGTAGTTAAGGTTGCTTGGAATTATAAATTTGATGATCAGATATTTCAGAAGTATAATATCTATTATCGAGGAGTATGTTTGGATGGTATGCTTGCTAAATACCTCTTGAATGAAGAAAAACCCAATGATTTGAAATCAATGGTAAGAAGGTATTTACCAGAATATGGAGATTATGAAAAGCAAGATAAATTCGATAAGATACCATGGGATAAAAAAGAAATGGAACCTCTTTGTCACTATGGATGTCAAGATACTGATTATACTCTTAGATTAATGCTTTTCTTCGAAAAGAAGCTAATTGACTTGGGATTATATAATACTTACCGTAATTTAATCATGACTGCTTCTAGGGTATTAACTTCTGTAGAAAAGAATGGTTTATATGTAGATAGGGCATTCAACCAAGAATTGTTAGATTCCTACTTACCAAAGATAGAAGCAGCTAAGGAAGCAATATATAATTTGCCTAAAGTAAAGAAGTTTACTAAACTATATAATCAATCCAAGATTGAAAAATACATTGCTAAATTAGAGGAAGAGATAGAAAATTTAGACCCTAGAGTAGATAAGAGAAAGATACAATCTAGGGAACAAAAGATTGCTAATATACGAGCAGGAGTTTTTACTACGAAAAAGGAATTAGAGTTAATTAGACCTGTAAGTTTAGGTAGTTCAGTAGATTTACCTCAATTAATGTATTCAGAGGAGGGATTTAATTTTGAGGTAATCAAAAAGAATGATTCTGGTAAACCAAGTACTGATGAAGAAACTCTTACTAACTTAAGATTAACTGTCAAAAAACCTGATTCACCAAAGGCAGTATTCTTGGATAGTTTATTAGAGTTGAGAGGTTTAGAGAAAATGTATAAAACCTATATTGAAGGTTGGTATGAGAAAACCCAAGATGATGATAGATTACATGGAAGATTCCTTATTCATGGAACTACTTCAGGAAGGTTATCTTCAGCAGAACCAAATGCTCAACAAATACCCAAGACTTCAGTAGACCCAAATATAAAGAAGCAATTAGTTGCTCCAAAAGGAACTCTATATATTGCTAGTGACTTTAGCCAGGCAGAGTTAAGAATTATGGCTCACTTATCTGGAGATGAAACTTATCTGAATGCTTTTAACTCTGGTCAGGACCCTCACTTGGCAATTGCTGCTACCAAATATCATGTTCCTTATGAAGAAGCTTTAAAAATATATGAGGATGAAAATCACCCAGATCATAAGATATGGAAGGTAAGGAGAAAGCAAGCTAAACAGATTGCATTTGGACTTATTTATGGAATTGGTGCTAAATTACTAGCAGTAAAATTATCTGACCCAAAATCTGGTATCATAGTTACACCAGAAGAAGCACAAAAGGAAATGGATATATTCTTTGGTCAACATCCTAAGCTAAAAACCTTCTTAAAGAAACAAGAGAAATTCCTTAGAAAGAATGGCTACTTAGTTTCTTTATTTGGTAGAAAACGAAGATTACCCCAAATATATTCTTCAGATAGAGGAGAAGAAGCTTATGCTTTACGATTAGCATTAAATTTCCCTTGTCAATCTGCAGCTTCTGATATGTGCTTATTTGGTAGTATTTTAATATATTACCTAATGAGACAAGGTAAATTACCTTCTACAAAATCAGTATGCTTAGTCCATGATGCTAATTACCAAATCACTAAACCAGAAAATATAAATACCTGGAGTATTTATGAGATGTGGCAAATTTATCGAAATCCTTTAACTAAGCCTTATTTCGGTTTTCAGATAGACGATGTCACTATGGACATGGACTTTGTCATAGGTAGATCGATGGCAGAAGAATTACCCTTTATCCCAGGTTATGATTATAGGAAAATGCTTGAACCCGATTTTTCAGTAGAAGAATACATGGAAGAGCATAAGAAATATAAACATATACCTATTTCAGAGTATAAGAAACGTTTTAACAAACAAATGAAACAATATGAAGAAGATTTTAAACGGACCCACGGTATGGAGAGCTAAATGCCCAGTATGTGATTGTGAATTTGAATATGATGTAAGTGAAACTATAAAGGTTTATGATAAAACTACTCTGGATGTTTTTAGGATAATATCATGCCCAGGTTGTAAAACCAATATAAAGCATTCAGATTCAGTATCTACCACTACAGAAACGAGAAGAGAGGATACTATGACAACATAACTAATTAAAATTTTAGATTATGGAAAATGACACATTAAAGAAAGAGGCTGACAAGGTAATCAATGTAACTTACATGTTATCTGGAGTATTAGAACAATCTTTTCAAGAAATGGATGAAATTTTGGATAGATTACACAAAAGACTTCACCATGAAGACCGAAGGTTAATCAACTCTATCCGAAAACATATAAAATTTCTCAATTCAAACATAGAATCACTTAGAACTCATTCACTTTCTAAGATGGATGAAGAAACAGTAGAATGCTTTGATGATACTACTCTTAGATTTTATGTAATCTTCATGAAATTACTTGAAGTTGCTGGTATAGATTACCTTTGCGATTTACGATTATACTCTCTGTATAATCTGTTAGACAAATATCAATCCCTTACTAGTTATCCCAAATTAGATTCTAGGGCTAAGATTGCTTTCCTACAAGTTAAGAGAGATATCGAAAATGGTCAGTATTCTGCAGAAGATATGAAAAACGTTTTTAAGTTGAAAGATGAAAACCGAGATAAATAAACTTAAGGTAGTATTTGAGGGTAGAACCTTAGAAATAGATATTCAAAAGGAATTATCTATCAATGAGAACTTATTAAATTCTCAGCTAAAGGATTCCCCCTCTAGTTATTATATACTTGCTTCATTAAGAGATAAGTATATAAAACAAAGAGATGCTTTAGCAAGAGAAAAAGAGGAAGCATATTCTGCTGCATGGATATTTATAAAAGATTCCAATGAGAGGTTCAATAATGATTACGTATCTCATAAAGCTAATATAAACCCCAAATATAAATCTATTTGCAAAAGGTATCTAAAGGCTGCAGCTAAAGCTAATAAATTTATAGCTATCTGTAAAGCTTATGAGAGTAGAGAGGGCATCTTAAGAACTCTTAATGCCAATATCCGTAAGTTACAGTAGGAACTATAAAAGATTACTAACTAAATTTTATAAATATGTATAATTTACAACTTATATCAACTCTAGTAGCTAAGAAGCTTGGTAATAGTATTCCAGGTTTACCCGTAGAAAATAAAATCTTGGTATATTCTCCCAAAGAGATTAATACCACTGCTTCTGGTATTATTATTCCGGATATGGTAAAGGAAGGAGTTCCTCGTAAGGGTGTTGTTATTAAATCTGGTGTAATCACAGAAGAATATCAAACTTACAAGGACCACGTGGAAATCGGTCGTATAATCGAATATGGATTGTATGCTGGTAAAGAACATCAATTCGATAAAAACTGTTTACCTCAGGAATTACAACCCTTTTATGAAAAGGGTCTGTTCACCGTATTAGCTTTAAATGAGATTTCATACTCAGAACCCAATAACTTAGATTGATATGATTAAAGATAAGGACAAAAAGAAAAAGAAATTATCTTCTAGTGGCATGACTACTAAAGATAAGATGTTAGCCCGGAAAAAACAATTAGAATCCAAGGGTAATGGTAGTGGATTGGTATTCCCTAAAGAGGGAACCT